GAACATAAATCACCAATTCCTCGTGGTGCCGCCGCCGATCAGGGCGCGGGCGCCGGGCGTTCGCTGTGATAGTTCGGATACTGCCCAGACCAGGGACGTCACAGTTATGCACCAGGATGCCGTTTGCATAAAATTCGTGGGCGTCTTTTACGCTCAAATTAAAAACGGGCCCGGTTCCTGCGGCGCATTTCTGCACCACATGTACGGGAACATGTTGGTTGTTTCTTGGATTTTTTGACGTTGAATGATCTTCCGCATATAAGGCAAGTGCGCCCTTCATAATCTCGGCGGGATCTCTCATTGTGTCGGTTGATACACTGTCGAGAGCAGAACTGCGCTCGCTCAAAGAACGATTTAAACGGGGTTCCGCACTCTTTGCAGACCTTGTTGTATTCTGGCTCTCGCCCCTCCCACGAGGCCAGCCCGTGTTGTTTGTGCCAATCGTGCCCCTCTTCGGAGGCGTGCCACTCTTTTGTGAGAGGGCGCACCCGGTCAAGGTGCGCTCTGTGCTCATCGCTGCACACCCCTGCAAGATGGATACGGGTGTGGTGCCGACCCGGGACGCACCGAAGATTTGAGAGGGTGTTGTTCGACGGGTTTCCGTCAATGTGGTGGATATGATGGCCTGCCGGAATTGGGCCATTTGCATCAATCCAGATCTGTTGGTGAAGGGCTTTTCTCCGAGATCCGTCCTTGTATCTTGTGACGAAAGGATAGAAATATCTGGCTCGGGACCTACTTGTTGAGCCTGGATACCTCGCATAGGTGATCCCATTGTAGACGAGGGTTTCTCTGTCCATAATGCATCATCCCATACTAGGGCGTCCATCCTAATAAATCCTCTGTTTTTAGTGAAGACCTGGTGGTTTGGCGTTCCAGTAAGTTGTTTTCCGTCCGAGCAGGTGATAGTGATACAGGGGGCTGCATCATCAGTCATCCCTGACGCAATCACCTCTTTGTATCCTCTGCGAGTGAGGACGAGATCGCCCAAACACACCTCTTCGATGGGCGTTGGGCCGGAGATGGTGTCGATTGTCGTGCCCGCCGCGAGACACCGATCTGGGGACTTGTCTCCTGGAACCCATTCACACATCTGATCCTCGAGCGCAGGATAGGTGCCGACGTGGTGCACCTTCCCCTGCTCGTAGAGCGAGGCCACCGGTTCTGCTCGGATGAGTTTCCCGCGGCTGGCGTGGACTGCCGTAAACGAGATCGTCGGGTCGACCGTCCGGAGGTTGACCTCGACCAGGTCCCCGCCATTGTTTACTTCTCCAATCACGCGGTCCGCGGCATGGGTGCGATAGGCACGTTCAACCGCCCGGGCCCAGTCGATCGGGGGGCCACGGAGGGAGTAGTCGCCGAGGACGTAGATCGTGCCGTCCGCTGCGGTGCCGGCGACGACGATCCCGGTCTCGTCGCTGGTCTCGCTCCCGGTGACGGCCGGGTCGACGCCAACGACGATGCGAATCAGGGGAGGGGCTTTCGGGACCCGGAGATGCTCGATCGTGCTCCTCTGCCAGAGGGCGTAGGGGTTGTCATCGAGGATCTCGCCCTCGAGTTCCTGCCGGCCGAGGCGAGTACCTTCATATTCGGCACGGATCTTCTCCAGGAAGATCGGAGAGAGGTTTGCGGCATTTTCAAACGTCGAGAACCGCACGTCGATTGTATCGGGAGCTGCTACCAGGCGCTTTATCAGCGGAATCGGGCGGGGGGTCGTAGTAACGAAGACCTGAGGGTTCGCGCCGAGACGAAGCCCGAAAAGAAGGTTGCTCCACGTCTCTTCTGGGTACTGGAACTTCGCAAGCTCGTCCACCCAGGCGCTGTCGTGCTGCGGTCCGCGGAGCTGGTCCGGCTCGTCGCCGTTGTAGCCGATGGCGATCGCGCCGGAGGGGAACGTAAGGCGCCGTTTTGACGGCTCGTAGATCGGGCGCTCGTGGGGGCGAGCGACCTGCATGATCGCCGAGTCCCCGATCTCAACCATCGTATCGCGGACATCGGCGGCTGTCTTGCCAACAAGTGCAATCATCCGATACCCCTGCCGCACGCGGTCGAGCACCCACTCGGACCCACTGCGCGTCTTGCCACCCCCACGCCCGGACCGCATCAAGTAGCAGAACCACGGGGCGTCTTTTGGAGGGATCTGCCCTGGGCGGGCGAGAAACGACCATCGGGTCGCATACTCAGTCAGTATTTCCGTCTCGCCTGGCAAGAATCTCCCTCGCTCGCCGTTCGATTTCTTCATCGCTCATCGTGTAGATCTCGAGTGGTCCGCCATCCTTCCCACTGTGCTCGATCTCCTGCTTATCGCGCCACTGCTCCGGGCGGCGATTGAGGAGCCAGAGCCGCTGCGCCTGCACGTCCGGCACGACTGCCTTCTTCCGCACGATGCGGCGCTTGTGGGCGACCTTCTCCCCAGACTCGGTCTGTTTGATGTCTTGTGTCTCCTCAACCTCATCATATTCGTAGCCGAGTGCCCGGGTGAGGAGCGCCTTTTCGACCTTCGCGTCGACGACCTCCTTCCCCTCTTTCAGCGCCTCACAAAATTCCGGGTGTTCTCTGCGCCAAATGTAAAACGTGGTGTGGCCGATCCCGAGGCGGGCGAAGATCTCTTTATTGACGAGCCCTTCCCGGGCTGCTTGTGCTGCGAGGACGGGATGCTTGTCGGGATCGTATACGCAGGTTTTCGGTCTGCCGGCCATCGTCACCACCCCAGGAGATGTGCCGCGGTCTCCAGGCTGCCGGTCAGGACGATGGCGGCGATCCCGACAACGATCCGGGGCGCCCAGAACGCCATTTTATAATAGTGGTATTCGGCTTGCAGGTCCGCGATCAACTCCGGAGACAGATCCTCTTTCGGGATCTCGCTGTAGCCGAGCGGGCGGAGCCGGGTGCAGGAATGGATTAAGCCAAATCCGAGTGCGTGGACCTCCTCGTAGACGTTGCAAAACTCAGCGAGGAGCGACGGGGATTTGTCGCGGAGGTTCAACCAGAGCGAGCCGCCATCAATGTGGATCAGAGAAATCCGGCACTCGCCGGTTTCGCGGCTAATCTCTCCTGAGATCTTGATATACCCTTTCCCCCGGAGGAGCGCAACAATTTCCTCGGCTGTCCGGCGACGCTTGTCAAGGGACTGCATTTAATCAGGGTATATGTGCGGAGGTAGTATAAAATGAGTTGGTTTTTCTTCTCACTCACCCGAGGCGCCCCCGTCGATCTGCGTGCATGTAAACCCTTTCTTCCGGTGGTCGAGCGCCTTGGTCGTCTTCTCGGTTGTCCTGATGCGGCGGACGGAGGACTTTGCCGCCGCACCGACATTCGTCCGGGTCATTGACCCGCTCCGCCTTCTGCCCGGTGAGTTTCTCCCAGCGGTCGACGATCACCTGACAATACTGCGGGCTGATCTCCATGCCGTAACAGGTGCGGCCGAGTTGCTCGCAGGCGACGAGGGTGGTGCCGGACCCGAGGAAGGGGTCAAACACCTCGCCCTCGGGTGGGCAGAAGTTCTCGATGATGTTTGCAGGGAGATATACAGGGAACGTCGCTTTATGGATCTTCGCGTATTCGTTGCTTGATGCGGGCGGACCTTCGATCACGTTCCAATATGTGCCTTGGTGGAACTGCGCCGATTTAAACCGGCGCTTCCCGTCGCCGAAACATAAGATAAACTCGATCTGATTGTTAATCACCCCTGGTTGAATATGTGGGGCGCAGGTTGATTTTTTCCAGTAAACGATGTCTTTAAAATTGTCGATATATAGGTTCAAAATGCGAATTATTGCGCGTTTGTTTCCTTCCACGAGCCCGATGTTTATCATGGCGTCATCTGCGGCGATCAAGGCGTTTGATACAACCGAGTCTAAAAACCCGACATATTCGTCGTCATTTAGGTCGTCGCTAGTTTCGAGGTATTTCGCACCTGTCGCCACCTGCCCTTTAATGTTCAGACTGCCGGCATTATACGGCGGCGACGTGAAGCAAATATCTGCCTTCGCCCCGCCCATCAGCCTCGCCACATCCTCGGCGCTCGTCGAGTCACCGCAGAGCAGGCGGTGCCGCCCGAGCCGGAAGAGGTCGCCGCGCTGGATGCTAATCTCGATCTCGACCGGCGGCTCGTAGTCGTCCTCCACCACCTCCAGTTTCTCTGGGGGGTACATCTCGGCGAGCGCTGCGTCATCAAACCCGGTCAGGTCGATGTTGAAGTCGAGTTCCTTGAGATCGTCAAACTCCAGCGCGAGCAGGTCGGCGTCCCACTCCGCCAGTTCTCCGAGCCGGTTGTCGGCGATGCGATACGCTTTTTTCTGCGCCGCCGTCAGCCCGAAGACCTGCGTGACCTCCGGGGCCACGGTCCACCCGAGAGACTGCATCGCCTTCAGGGTCGTATGCCCGGTGATGAGCGTCATATCTTCGTCGACGACGATCGAGTTCTTGACGAGCCCGTATTCCTTGAGTGACGCCGCGACCTGCTGCACCGCCGGGGCGTTCTTGCGCGGGTTGCGGGCATAGGGGATGAGGTCCCCGAGCGGGACGTTCTTGAGTTCGCGCTTTTCGGTGATCTGGGTCATGTATACACTACCTCGCGTTCTTTAACACTAACTACCTTGCAGATATCCCGGGTCCCGCCCCACACCGCCGCGACCTCACTCGTCAGGGCGAGGTAGGTGCGATCCGGGTAGACCGTGATCATCAGGTGCGGGATCTCGTCGCCGTCGTCGCGGCTCAGGATGATATGCCCGGTGCGCCGCCGTGGTGCCCCGTAGAGCAAGGGGCCGGGGTCAGGGTCATACGTAGTTGCTATCCCGCATTCATTGCCGACAAAAAGGCATTGTGTGCTTCTGAGCGTGATGATATGCTCGACGTCCTCGATTGTCACGCGGAGCCCGCCCCGGTTGTCGCTGCGAGCGTCCAGGCGGATGTTGCCGGCGGGGGTCATATCCTGCCTCCATCAGTCGTGCTCCGACAGTACTGTGGCGGGCCGTAGCGGTCGATGGTCGCGAGGTCTGGACCGTTGACCTGCCGGAGCAGCGCGAGGAGGTCCTCCCACCGGAGCACGGCCAGCGCCTCCCGCCTGCTCTGTTTCAGCAGGAGAAGGGGGGCGAGCCCAGCGTGTTCGGCGTTCGCAACGCATTGTTCCCACCACTCCGGCAGGGCAATCCGTTCCTGAGACTTGCACTCGACCCCAAACGCGAACCGCTCCCGGGCGGCCGGCGACAGATACAGGTCACACCCGCTCTGCCCCATCCCCGTGCTGAGAATGTCCTTCTCGTCGATACCGAGGATCTGGATGATGTCCTCGCGGACCGCCTGCTGGAACCGGCGCCCTTTCGCCTTCCGTGAGGAGGGGGGTGTTCGCGGTCATTCCGGCACCCCCCGGACCTCTCCCAACCGAACGCTATGGAGCGCGCAGGCGAACACCACGCCCCGACCATGGATGTCTGGATCCTCACGACAGGCCCGACAGAGGGGGTGCAGGTGATCTCTGATCTCGAGCTCGATTGGATTGCCGCAGCTTCCGCACCAGAGGTAGACTCCCGGGGTCACTCAGATCGCCCCCGTGGTCTGCAGAAATCCGGGCCAAATGTTGATGAATATCGGGGGGGACACATGGGGTCACATAGAAACGGAAGTTTTTGTACTAAAATCCTTACGAAGACTCCTGATCTCATGTGCCCCATGTGTCCCGGTACCCTCCAGGGACACATAGGACAGATAATTACGGGAACTTTCCCCACACCGATGAGTCTCGGAACTCCTGTTACTATCTGCCCCAAGTGCCCTACGGGGCACATAGGACAGATAATTACGGGAACTTTTCTGGAGTCCTCGCTCCCTGATACTTTCCGTTTCTATCTGCCCCATCTGCCCCACCTCACAGACCTGCCTGTGTCGAACCTGCTGCCGCATCTCTCTCCGCCTCCATCGTGTCTTTCAGTCTGATCCCGATCCAGCACCGCGCACCCCCCCGCTTGGCGTCTAGAATCTGCCGCTCCCGGAGGTACTTGGCTATCGTCCGGGCTGCCACCGGCATCTCCCCCTCTTCCTGGCACCACCCAGTATAGATCCGGTACAGGGCTGCCCGGTCAAGGGAGCCGCGCGGGTCGAACACCATCTCGTCGGCCAGGAACCTCCCGAACACATCACTCTCCCGCCGATACGCTCGCGTCGCTGCAACGATCTTCGCCGCAGGCTGGAGCCGGTGCCCCTGGGCGTGATACTGCCGGAGCCCGTCAAGCATCCAGTTTAAGATCCCTTGCTTCTCCTGGAGGAGTTTCTCGGTGATCTGCGGGTCGCGCCGCTCCTCGGCGATCTGCACCTCGAAGGGGATCAACCAGATCCGGCGCCAGATGCCGTCATCCGTCCCGCGTATCTTCGGGGCGTGGTTCGTGGCAAACCAGATTTTCGCGCTCGGGGTGAATTCGAACTCGTTTTCATATTTCCGGGCGACGGTGATTTTGTCGTCAAATCCGGTCAACTGCTTGACCGCACCCTCGTCAAGTGCTGCACCCTCGCCGCCTTCTGCGGAGGTGACCAAGCGGGCACCCATAAGCCGCGCGAGGTCGGAGCGGATCGTGTCATTCCGCTTCACCATCAGGGACTCGGCGGCAATGTTCACCGCGTAGTCTCCGAGCACCTCGGAGAGCACCCGCAGCGTCACGCTCTTGCCGTTCTTGCCCCTCCCGAGCAGGATAAACATCACCTGCTCCGGGTTCCCGTCCAGAAGGCTGTATCCAGCCATCTGCTGAAACCCGCCGATGACCTCAACGTCGCCCCCGAAGATCAGGTCCAGGTGCGCCAGCCAGCGCGGGCATGCTGCCGTCGGATCGTAATCGACCCCACAACACTTGGTTAACAAGTCCTCGCGCCGTGCCGCCCGGAATATCAGGGTATCAAGTTCAAGCGTCCCGTTCTGGCAGTTTAACAGGGTCGGGTGTGCGTCGAACGCATCCGGCGTCACGGCCACGGCAGGGCAGGCGCAGGTCGTCATTGCCTTGAGCCGCGCCAGCATCCCCGACGCCAGCGCCCATTTACCGACTTTTTCCCGCCGGTCGTCGCCTGCGGTCGATGCCTCGATGTAGATCGTCCTTGCAACTCGCCTGGCTAACGCGAGCATCCGGCAGGTCTCGTCGCGCTCCCACCGCTGCCCGTTCCAGATAAACCAGCCGTCGAACGTCTTGCAGTACCGGATCGCGTCCTTATACTGCGCCACGAGCCGATCCCCGTTGCCGTCGTCGGTGCAACTGAACTCCTGCCCGATCATCGGCGGCGTCGGGTCGGGCAATGCCACGCCCACCGGGATCGCGTACTGGATCACCCGGGCGTCGCGATACTCGGCCCGCCGCGCTGCTCCTTCGTCCTCGTGCTGCTCCTCTGCCGCGATCACGGCGGGGTGCTGGAGGATCGTCTTCAGGAGCATTTTAGCTTCGGCCTCGGTGAGAGTGTTGTCGTCCGGGATGGGTTCGGGGTAATACTGCGCCCATGCTCGGATCTCGGAAATGACGGTGCTCCATTTCCACCCATCGACGTGCTGGAGGCGGGGGGAGGTTACGAGAGAGTGGGCATCCCCCGCCGACGCCGTGCTCTCCAGATCGCCCGCTGACTCCGCAGCAGTAGGAGATCCTTTGTTATGGACATCTTGAGAATCCTGCAGTGGAGCCACACTGGACCGATCCCGAACCGGGCCCGGAACCGCGTCCGGTAACCGAAGGGGCTCTTGCGCCACTGCGGGCGCTTTGCTCTGTTCACCATCACATTTCTCCGATAAACCATATGTTGATGTACCAAAAATTTCCTTCCATAGCGTTTCCATCAGGCTCGCCCCGATCCGGATGGCGTTGCCTCCATCGATTGCCGCCTGCACCTCCGCAGGCCACCGGCCCGCGAGCAGCACCTCGACGCCATCCGCTGTCCTGCGCTCTTTTGGCGGCATCCAGTCCGACCGGAGCGGCACATATGCGACGCTGCCGATGAAGACGGTCACCGCAGGCCACTCGCGCACCCTTGCTGCTACCTCCGGGCTTGCCTGCTCTTTTGCTCGCTGAAATGATGCGGCCCCGCACGGGACCGCGAGAACTATGTCTGTCAAAAATTACCCCTCCGTCAGAAGGTTTGTAACGACGTACTCACAGACGCCGGAGTCGAGTTGCTCGCCGATCCGCAGGCGCTTCTTTGCGATCTTCACGTACTCGGGATTGAGTTCACAGGAGATACTCGACCGCCCGAGATCCCGGGCGACCTTCGCCACAGTGCCGGATCCGCCGAACGGATCCAGCACGACGCACGGCACCGGGTTGTCGCCGCAGGTGCAGGAGGGTTGCCAGCAAACGGTTTTCGTATCTCGCGCGGTTGCTCTGAGTGTCGTTGTTGCACACTCACCATACTGACAATCTGTCCGCCCGTTTGACTTCGAGTTATAATGGGGGATACCTGTGACCTCTCGCTCTACAACTCGCCGCCACGGTGCGCCGCACATCGGGCAGCACCCGCGCTCGCTCGTCCCGGCCTTAATACACGGCTCGACGAGGGCCTCGGGGAAGGTGGCGAAGTGCGCCTCCGGGGTCGGTTGCGTCGCAATCTCCCATACGGTGCGGCGGTTGCGCCCCATTCTCACAGCATCCGTCCGGTTGTTAAGGGATCCATTGGTCGCTGAGGTCTTCTCGTTGCCAGCGAGATCCTTGTCAGACGTCGGGAGGAAATCGGTGCCTTTCCATACTCCGCACCCCTCTCGCACCGCGTCAGCATCGTAGAAATACCGCGCTGACTTCGAGAGCAGGAACACATACTCATGGCTCTTGGTCGGGCGGTCGGTCACGCTCTCCGGCATCGGGTTCGGCTTACTCCAGATGATGTCCGAGCGCAGATACCAGCCGTCCGCTTGTAGCGCGAATGCCACGCGCCAAGGGATGCCGACCATATCCTTTTCCTTTATGTCACCAGAGACGCGGTTCGGGCGAGAGTCTCGCTTGCCATTCTCCATCGATCCGTTGCCTACTACGTTCCTCCGCCCACACGCCCATGCGCTCGCGTAACTGTCCCCGAGATTCAGCCAGAGCGTGCCGTCGTCGCGCAGCACCCGCTTAACCTCGCGGAACACCTCGATCATCTTCTCGACGTACTCGCCCGGGGTCGGTTCCAGCCCGATCTGCCCCTCGACGCCGTAGTCACGCAGGCCCCAGTACGGCGGCGACGTGACGGCGCATTGCACCGAGCAATCCGGCAGCGACCGGAGGCAGTCGATAACATCTCCATTCAGGATCGTGTGCCTCATACCGCCCCCCTCCGCTCCACCCATCGCGCCACGGCAGGGCAGCAGTCCTTGAGCACCGCGACGTTCGTGCACAGGATCCCGGTCGGGGACCACTGCCTGCAATACCATTGCCACCCCTTCCCGTGCCGGTCGTCGTAGGTTGCTCGCGGGCAGCCGAGGCAGTAGGGGGGCGGGGAGATGTGCGGCGTCATGCCAGCACCGCCGCCGCAGCACCCGAAAAGGGTAATCAGCCATCTCCACCTGCCCGACGGTGCGGAACCCCGCCCACTCTGCGGCCAGGTCAAGCCCGCCGATGCCGGAGAAGAGCGAGAGGTGCGTCAGCGTCACGCCCGCACCCCCACCCACGCGGGCACCGGGTCCGGCAGCATCTCCGAGATCACGGCCTCGCGCCAGTGGTCGCCCGCGTCTCCGGTGACAGCCCTCGCAACCCCGGCGAGCCCGACACGCGAGACCGAGAACACTCTGCCCGGGAAGCACGGCGCCCAGAGGGTCACGCCCTTCCGCGCTCCATCGGCGTCGAGGTTGGATAGCCGCGCCCGGCCATAGTTCTCGTTGGAGAGGAGCCCGAACTGCCGCCCGATAGGGATCGACTCCGCTCGCTCCTGGA